CCTTAAACCAAGCCTCAACTCCTTCAGGACGTAGCCATTTGCCTTGTTTCACACCGTTCTTTTCCATGAACTCAATCACTTTAGTTGGAGTTTCTAGGTCGTCCCACATAGTATATTGTTTTGCTGAATTGAATTTACTAAACATTTCCAGCGTTTCGATGTAGCTATCTTTCAGAAGTTCCGTATCAAGCAATTTTTGGGCCTTTTCAGCACGTTTAGCAAGTCGTTCGTTAGCTTGTTCCAGTTGCTCTTTTTGACGCTGTACGCTCAAATTATGGTTAATATAAGCAATTTGCTGTGCATGTCGTCCAAGTTTGCCTTGCGTATTAAGCTCGATTAGTTTAGCTAAACCCTCGCCAAGAATTTCATCAGGGACAAGATTATATTTGTATTTCTTATTTGTGTTTCGTACGTAGTTGTCAAGCGTTTGTTTAATTTTAAGTTTTTTGTGTAATTCTCTTAATGTTGTCAATTTATTCCCCTTTATCATTTAATTATATTCTTTCATTAAATTTTCAGCTTTAGCTTTTAATTTTTCAATTTCTTTATTAATTTCATTGAATTCACTTAAATAACTAACTAACTCATAAGTGAAACCAGTTTGGTCGTCCCAATCTCCACCGTCACAATAAACATATTCACTTTGTGTCTTTGTGTCTTTGAAATCGAACTTTCCGACTAATTCTTCGGTATTGTACGCTTCATCAAGATAACAATCTAGTTCTTTTTGGCTGTTGAACATTTTTTCATCACTTAAAATTTCATTATCTTGTTTCCCATAACTTGTATAAATTTTTAATTTTCTTTTCAATTTAATACTCCCTTATATATTTTACCAAACTTCAAAGCATTAATTTTAACTAACTGCTTCAAGTCTGATATAAATTGCTGTTCTCCGTCAAAGTCAAATGGCATTGATACGTTTTCCTTGATCCAAGTGAAAGCTCCGTCAAAGTCTTGTCTTAGTAAGCTCATCTTATCCACGATATCGATAATTTGCTCTTTTTCCTCTTGTGTGTACATATAACCAACTTTCCACTAGAAAGGTAAATCTTCCGTGTTGACTTCAATCGGTTCAGAACCACCAAATAAGTCTTGTTTAGCTTGTGATTGCTTGCTGTTATCACCAGGGATAAATACTTTTTCAACTGTGGGAAAAACAAAGTTGTAATTTACGTATTCGCCTGATTCCTTAGCTTGTACACGACCGCTGATCGTTACTGTGTCCCCTAATTGAATGAAATCAGGCAAGAACGCTGAACCATATGCAACTTTTACATTCGAACCTTTTTCTTTTTCAAACAATGGAACAGAAATAATTTTCTTGTCGCCTTTTGCTGTGTTTACTGTTCGTGTATTTTTTTCGTTCGCTTGTGCTGTAACTGTAATGATTGCCATTTTTTATTTTCCCTCTGTTGCTTTCCAAATTGTCATGATATCAAAGATTTCTTTTTTAGTCTTTGTTTTAAGTAGTTCCATATCAGGGTATCCAAGTTCTTCAGCTCGGTTTAGCGCTGGTTGAATCTCTCTAAGACGTTGCTTTTCTGCTTCCAACAGTTTCTGTTCTTCTGTCAAGTTGGGTAGGTCTTCATTTGCATAGATATATAATCCTAAACCATGACGAGCGATCGCCTTAACTAGTCCACGCTGAATGGCTTTATTTACGTCCATAGAAGTCAGTTTTTCAAGTGGGATAGATTGGTTACGATAGTCCATAACAGGTAGATACTCAATGTGTTCTAGGCCCTCAATAGTCATACCAACTTTAACCCATGCTGTGCGACCGTCTGTGTGATAGTTTAAACCTTGTTCATTTTCATAAACTTTACTATTGGCTTCAGGATATACTTTTTTAACTTCTGCCCAAGCAAACGCCCAAGATAAATAGTCAAGATTATTCTTTTTACTCTTTTTATCATTAACATTAATGATACTTAATTTTTCGTATACGCTCATTTTCTCCTCCACTTATATCCGCCGGCGCTTTTTGTTTTTCCGTTGCAACAACTGCTTATATTTCCGACTAAGACTCCTGTTTCTCGTTCTGCTTGTCTCATTGATTCAAATTCATTTAATATATTATCATTTAAGTCTAATTGAATAACTTTTCTTGATAATTTTTCAGCAGCCCTTTTTGTCCTAGTGCCATGTATGACGTTTTCTCTTTCAGTGCACCATTCAAGATTACTTAAATCGTTATTTAACTTATTTTCGTCAATGTGATTTACACAAGGTTTTTCTTCAGGGTTGTCTATAAAAGCAGTTGCTATAATTCTATGCAAAGATAGACATTTCCTTTTATCATATCCATATAAGCAAAGCATTAAATATCCATTATGATGAAGATAAGGTTTAAGTATTCTTCCACTTTTTATATTTCTAACTTTGCCTAGATTAGATACTTCATAATTTTCAAAGCCCTCAATTTCAACAAAAGTTTCAACTTCGCTCATTTTCTCCTCTTTCCACAATGAAGACGTCGCCTTGTCTTGTAATTTCAATATTATACTTAAGCATAGGCAGGATATAACCGTCGTCCCAGTAGTTCCACAAGTCATTTATCAAGCCATATAGGCACTCGTTAGGACCAACCCTATACTTTGTTTCGTTCATCTCTTTGAGCTCTTTAGACAGCTTTCTGACGCCTCTAGCATAATGTTTACTAGCTTTTTCTCTTGCTTTTAAACTTTTGTAGTTGCTTTTCATAAATGAACTTTCTAATATCGTTTTTTTGCTGCTTTTCCTCTTTATCAGACCAGCCAACCTTTTGACCTTTTCGCTTGCCACTTTGGTAAACTCGCCTGTTATCTTCTGGAAAGCCATTTTTCTCGAAGTACATTCTAGCATATTCAAAGTAATTTAAGCTGTTGATGTACTGTTGACTATCTTTTTTGTGATAATTGAGAGTAATTAATCGCCTTTCAGCTAGTTCTTCGAAAGATGTTATCATATTTCTTCTCTAATGAAACCTAAAGTTAGCAAGGCTTTATATTCTTCACTATCTTTTTTAACTTCAAGTGCAAATTTTTTATTTCCGTTTAATTCATTTGTTAAACCTGCATAATATAATGGAGTACCTTCGGTTCTATCAGAAAAGTTATAAAACTTAAATTTAGGTTCATAAATAACTTCATAACCGTTAATAACAGCTTCAACCATTTTCAATTTATCAGATTTTTCAAAAGCTCTACTTTCACAATCATCTCCGTCTGTTAAATTATATCCCCAACCAAAACGAGTGATGTGATAAAGTGCTTTTCTTTTGTTATGTTCATCTTCAAGACTACCAAAAGTTCCAAGAAATTCAGCTTGTGTTTGCGTTAATTTAACTACCATTTAGTTCTCCTTTATTTCTATATATACTATTATACCAAAATTATTTATTATTATCAAGCATTAGATGATATTTTTTCATTTATTTCTACTTTTAATTGCAATGCCCTAATCAATGCACGTTTAGAATAATCATTTTCGCAAGCTGTATGCAATTTTTTAGACTGTCTGACTAGAAATTCAGCACGGCCAAGCCATACTTTGGAAAGCTCGTCATTATGCCATTCAGTTTTTACCATTTCTTCTAATGCACGATATAGCCAGCCGTAAACTTCAGCGTGTAAATTAATAGCTTTGTTTTCATAATTAATCATTTTCTGTTACCTTTCCTTGTAATTTTGCTAGTTCTAAAAATGCAACATTTTCTTTTTTTGTAACTTCGTTTTCTGTTTCAGCCTTTACTTTTTCAACTAGTTCGCTATCAGGTTCTTTTTTCGATTTATTGACGCAAGTAAATACCGAATCAACATAAGAAAAGTTTAAATCATCATCAAACTGGTAACCACGCGCTTTGACTGATAACTTAGAGAAGTCGTTATGTTTTCCACGTTTAGGGCTTAACATCAACATAAACTCCGCCCAAGCTGTAAGAGTAGAACCACCTAAGGCGTCACTAGGCTTTACCATATAGGCTTTATCGTCCATTGAGTTTGCATAAGCTGATTTATTTGCATGAGCCACCAGTAAAAATGTTACATCTTGAAAGAGTAACTTCAAGCGTGTAATTCTTCTAAGCATTGGTTCAAAGTCTTTACTATAAATAATATCGCCATCTCTTAGCATTGTCATAAGGTTGTCTAAAATAACGAACTTGATATCATTTTCTTTGATGTACTCATACAATAAATTCATGTGGTGCGAATCATCAAGCATAAACTCGCCACCTGTTAAGAAATGCAAGTCTTCTGGCGCATTATCTTTATTTCTAAGCCTTTTGTTTAACTCTCTGTCCGTGTCTTCATTGTCGATGTATAGTGTCTTGCTCCGCTTTGTATCATAACCAAAAAAAGGTAGTCCTTGCGATACCATTAAAGCCATGTGCATTGCTAGAGAGCTTTTAAACGACTTAAACGGTGCTACAAGTATTCCAGCTTGTGAACTTGGCATTAACGTATCAATAAGCCAGTCATCTTTTAAATTTATTAAGTCTTCTCGCTCTTTTAAGTGCTTGGCTGTCTGTACTTTATCAAATATGTTAGTCATTTATTTCTCCTTTAGTATATAATAGCAAAAAAGACTTGAAAAGTCAAGCCTTAATTCCATTTCTTTCTTTTATAAATTTATTTATACTATCTTGATTTAATCGTTTAGATATTTTTCTTAGTTCCTCATTAGTTTTAGCCATTTCACTTTTATTCTTTTTATTTTTCTTTCTTTCATCACTAGCTTTTTGTTTGCATTTACAGCACTTTAAATAACTTACACCACTTGCTTTTCTTATTTGCTGACACTTAATACATTTATTTTTCATTTTTTTGTTTCTCCTTTATTATATTTATATCTTATCATTTCTTTTTGTATTTGTCAAACATTAAGTTTTTCCCCCCGTCAAGTAATTACTAGAGATTCTTGCTTGAAAGTTAATTTGTTATTTGTCGTAAGCTCTAATTTAGTGTAATTACTCCGCTCATTTAATTTTACGTGCTGTGAATTGGCATAAACTAATCAGCACAACCTGTCAGCAAATGCTGCAATTTCAGTAAGTAAGTTAAACAACGGCTTTCAAATAGTATGAAACTAAGACACTCTTATAGAGTTACATGGGGTTTATGTAATCAGGTATTCTCGACTTCATAGCTTACTCAGCTCGTTTTGATGTTTATCACATCGCTATACTTTCGTACCTCAACCGCCTATGGGTTATATATTCAATTACATAGATAATAATAACATAGACATTTTCACTTGTCAACTATTATATACTTATATTTTAACATATTGCATTTTACACTTTGAGTTATCATGTGTTATGTAAATTATTCTAAGCCCTCTAATTATCCTTTCTTGATGATAAAATTAATTATATACTTTTATTTTAGACTTGTCAAGGATAATAATATTGTTCGGAAATAACTATTGTTTTTGTGCTTGTACATATTTATTTACATTTATTGTTCGGTTTTAGCTATTGTTTAATGTGCAAAAAAAAACGTAGTAGAATATATTAACCTTTAATTTTGGACACTAATAATTATTTTTCCGTACATTTTATTTTTCTTGTTTTCTTAAACCTTTCACAATTCCATTACAAGATAAAAAGATTATCAAACACTCCGGAATTCCTTT